TCCTTGCGCGCCTTGTAAACAGTCTGCCCCAGCTCTGTCTCACCGCTAGAGTAAGAGACGACCATATCACCACCCTCGTGAATCACTGCAGCCATGAACCGAATATACGCTCTAGGGACCACAACGATCCTATTATCTGGAGGATCTGTCTGGCCTGGGTATGCTAACCCCTGGGCTGTCACCTTCCATGTGCTATCCGAGGGCCCCACTGGCCACGTGGAAGAGTCGCACCAGTTCGGACTGGTTACCGAATCCCTAGAAAGCCAATCTAGCTTGGCAAGCCCTATAGAGGACAGCCATTTCCTGAGCATGTGTTCTTGCTCTGTATAGGTTAACTCCATTTTAGTAAACCTCCTTACTGATTATCCAGCAATCCAATAACGCTGTTCCAACCGGTCCCTTAGATTCTAGGGTTTCACCGAATGATCCACTATAGGATCCCGCTGTAGCATATCCCTGCTTGGCTGTGGAATAGGCAAAAATAAAATCTCCGATATTGACTGAGCCCCTCATTAAAACTTTCCAGGGCAGCCCGTTGACTGCTACGGTGATCCAGTTACCAGCCCCTGAAGGTCCTCCTGTCACCACTGGCCCCATGACATTGTTATCGTCAAGCGTTGTGGTTGTAACCGCTGCCCTTGAGTTTGCTGAATCATTCGCAACCACGTCCCCCTCTACCAAGGAGCCCCCGCTTCGATTTTCTACTCTTACGACTTCACCTGGAACGATCCAGCAGTTCCCGTCGTAATAGAACATCTTGCCGAAGGTCGTGCACCAGCAGGAATCTCCCACCCTGGCGCCCGAGATTGCTTCCATGTTCGCCTTGGTTTGAGAGCCCCAGTGTCCTCGGCCTGCGTAGATCAGCGCCGTCTCACCGTCGTTGACCTTCAAAAATTCGTGCTTTTCTCCACTGAATGAAGAGGGGGCGTCTGGCAGCTCCAAAAAGTCTGTCTGGTGAGGATTTCCAGAGGTTACCTGCGAGTGAGTATAGGCTGCCTTTGCCTGGGCTGCTGTGACCTGGTTCGCTCCGCCATAGTCAAGCGCCTGGTCGGTGTCCTGGGTGTGGAACTCATCGATCTGGGCCTGGCTAACAAACTTGTGAGTCGTTGCGCTGTCGTCCAGATCGTCTGGGTCCAGAACAACCACGCCGGTCTGAGTGTTTACGGATTGGACCGAGTCGTCTGCTGGTATTCGCTGCCATACTGATCCATCATAGATCAGAGTGTCGCCTATTCCCACAGTGATCGACCCAGATCCGAAGTCTCTTGAGCCTGCAGTGCTGCACCTGTAAAAATCGCCGTTTGTCCCTGTACCGTCTGCCAATGTTGGAGTATTAGTCAGAATGTCATAGGCGCCTTTGTACTCCATAGCCGAAGTGGGCAACTGTCCGAAAGGCAGCCTCGCTGTAGCGTCCAGCGTGGCGACTCCGTTGGCTGCTCCCTTCTCAGCAATAGGAATGTAGGCACCCGCCCCAATACTGAGAGTTTGCCATGCAGCTCCGTCCCAATAGGTGAACTCGCCTGTATCTGAATTGTAGATCAGCTTGCCAACTACCGGATCGGTGATCGCCGAAATCTCGGCAGCCGTTAACTGAGGGGCATTAATTCCGCCTGGTGGTCGCATGGTCCCCCCTTATGTGTCGTCGCGTCGTATTTTGACGATTAGCTGAGCAGGCGTTCCCGCCGGCGCCGCGTCAAACGACACTACAAACTTGATTTTATCAGCGTTCAGGTTGTCGAAATCAAGCCACGCGTTCTCGGCTGTCACCCCTGAAAATTCAACCGTGGGATTGTCAACCATGGCATTTTGATCCAGGCGGTAAGCTGCCGGTGTGATATTAGTCCAGGCATCGATATCGACGACAGTGCCCTCCTGATCCGTCTGAGCTGGTTTAATGTCCGCAAAAATAGACACGCTCATGGTGACGTCGGCCGCGCCGGTGTGTCCTCCCACCGCCTTAATAAGCGCAGAGAAGTCCTTTTTCTGGTCCATAACATCGCCAGCAATGGGGACCTCAAATTCGATGTCGTCCCCTGAGGTGATGTTCAGATTGGTATAAAGTTTCATAGTCGGCTCCTTAAGGCGATGGAAAAACGGTTCAGGCTACTATCTAGGATTTCTTGCCCTTACCTGTTTTCTTGCCCGTGCCTTTCTTGGCTGTCGGTTTCTTTGCCGGCGCCTTGGCCTTGGATTTCGGCTGTGCCTTTTTTTTGGGTTCCTTTTTCTCAGGTTCTGGTTCTGGTTCTGGTTCTGGTTCTGGTTCTGGTTCTGGTTCTGGTTCTGGTTTTTCCTCGGGTTCGTCGTCGTCGGTGTCGTCGTCTTTCCCCTTGGAAAGCTCCTCATCGACGTCAAGCGGTTTTATTTCTTCGTCTGGTGCCTGCGGTTTCGGTGCTGGTGGCTTGTCCTCAGGGACCACCTCGACGACCTTGTTGGCCTTCTCACCGAGGTCGAGTTGCTGCTGTGGCTTCTCGTCTTCGTCTATCGGCCCCCGTAGCTGCAGGACTGCCCGCGCGCTGGTCTTGCCGCCAGCCGCGCGCCGGTCTGCCTCTGCCTGAACCATGTCGACGAGTTCTTTTCTGTTTTTGAAAATCCAGCCTTCGAAAACAGGAATGTGTTTTTGTAGAGGTTGACCCACGTTAGGCGTGCCGTCGGCACTCCGTCCCATGATATAGTCAAACTGTTCCTTGGTAACCTCGACAACAGGCGACGGCTTGAACGGCCTCTTAGGCGTGGCATCCCCTGCGATGAACTGCAGCTTCCACTTGCCGGCCGTCCAGTTCCTTCGCAGAAATCCAGCCCCCTTGTTGTACTCTCGCATCCTGACTGCGTAAATTTTGCCCATGATCAAAACTCCTTGCCCCAAAGTTAAAAACGGGGGGCCAATCAGAGCTTTGGGGCAAAGACTTCACTGACCAGCCCCCCATAGGAGTTAACAAGCCCGAGGGCTCAGTAACTACTCAGAGAATAGAACTGCTTCAAACGTGTAACCCGAAAGGTCCGTGGACGCTGCGCCGTCACCGACGTCCTCGCCTGTTGCTGGATCAACGATCATCAGCTTGGGATCGTCGCTTCCCTCGTTCACTGTCGTGGGGAACAGATAGACCGCGTTTGCAGTTCCTCCGGTGATCTCCAGAGAGGCGTCTGCACCGTTTCTCTCGGTCTTCACCGTTACCTGGGCGCCGTCGTCGTAGGCATGCAGCCCCGTCTCCGCCTCGATTGAGGCTGCCAACTGGGCCCGCGTGGTGTGAGTACCTGACAAGGTCAGGGTTTGCTCTGCTCCGCCGTTCAGCTTGTAAATGATCGTTTTTGTGTCCTGGTCTGCGACTGGCCAGCCTGCGGCCGCACTCTGCACCGTTGCCGGAGTGTGAACGATCCTCGGGGTGTATTGCGGATTTGCTCCGTAAGTCAACACACCCATGCAGCCGATCGCCGTGACGTTCTTGCCGATTGCAGCTTGCAAAGCCGCGTTGGCATCCGAGCCTCCGTCTGGGTAGGTCACATCCCCCGTGAATCTTATATAATCCACGAAGGTGGCCTCGGCGCCACTGGCACCCATTTCAGCTTTGACTGTTACGTTTCCTATAGTCATTTTTTATCTCCTTGGTAACCTTTTGTTTAGCCTACCCCCCTGACTCTAAGAGTCAACGGGGATGAAACCACGGCCGCTTTTATATGGCGATGTTGTAAACCGTCGCCGCTGCCAGATCCTCTTCGAGTGCGCAACCGACTCTGAGAGAAATAACCATGTAGGTCTTTCTCGCCAGTGCTTTGCGCTCGAACTCCACTCGGATATTTCGATGCCAGCCGCCCACGAATTGCTTCGGGTTCAGCAAAGCCTCTGTGGTTCGGCTGCCTGGGCTTTGATTCGTTGGCCACCTTGGAATGTTGACCATGGGGATCCCCAGGGGGCTGGATCCGGTCTTTTTCTCCAAGAGGAAGTCACCGAGGTTCGTCTCCCTGTCGGTCAAGCTCTGGCGGTATTTCCGCTCTGTTTTGAAGGCACCGAGCCAGCGGAGCTGAGCCTCGTCGGCCTCGTACCATTCCTCTGGGATCGCGTCCATGCCCTGCATTGCTAAGGCGGTATCCCAGTCGGCTGCCAGCCCGTCGACGGTGTTGCTGGTGATGAGCCTTAGCAGTCCGTCGAACAGTGCGAGATCGGGATCGGCCGAGGTGGTGTCACCGTTCACGAAGTTGTCCTGTACGTCGACAGCTACTTTCTTCCTCATGTAACCCTCGACGGTGTTCCACAGGGCCTTTCCTTCGACGTTGTCCTCGAGCACAGAGTCGGACAATGGAACCACCGAGATCATTTCTTTGGTGGTCAGGACCACTTCGTCAGTGGTCGGCGCCACAAAGTCCGCGCTCGGCGGAGCCTCTGACTCAACCGCAGCGTGCAGGACACGACCGGTGATCGTCAGTTTGGGGAACTTCTGCTCTGGTTCTGTCATCATGACTGTGCGCATGATCCTGAGCAGGGGTGCACTCGACACGGCGCCGACTATGAATTTTCTCGCCACCTTGGGGGGCAGCAAACCTCCATTATCGAGCTCGTTTGAGAGCATCTCGACCTTTTTCATTATTTCAGCATTTCCTAGCATTGAATCCTCCGTTAGAGTTCAGGCGATAAATCGATCGACGCGTTGCGCTCGTCGTCTGGCTCGTGGTCGGTGTCGATATTGATCTCGCCAGGGATCATCGACTGCGTTGAGCCTATGCTGGTGTTCAGTCTGGCGATCTCTGCCTCCAGTTTGGTGACCGTTTTTTCGAGTTTGTCGATCGTTTTGTCTTTTTGCATGGATTCCTTTTTAAGGGCCTCCATGATTTCCTTGAGTTTGGGGTCGTCCGATTTGTTGACTGGCTCAGCGACTGGCGCCGGCTCGTCCTCGGTCTGGCCCGTATTTTCTTCGCTGCCTGATTCCTGGTTCCCTGCTGCAGGTTCGAGAGCTGACTTTGCCATTTCGAGCCATTTGTCGTCGTCGGTGGGTTCGAGGGATTTTTTGATCCCGTCTAGCCACTCGCCGGCCGTCTGCTCGTTCTGGCTGTCTGCTGCGTCTGAATCCGCGTTTTCAGGATCCGTGCTTGGAACGTCAGCACTTTTTTGAAGTCTGGTTTTCAAATCCCCTGGCAGCTTGCTGTCCACGGGGTCTTTGGGGTCGAATGTAACTTTTATTCCTGCGCTCAAAGCTGCCCTCACAATTCTCTCGTATACACGCGCCTGGCTGGATCCCTCGCTGTATGCAGAATAATTCTGCTTGAATCTAGCGATCGCGTTACGAGTCCTTGCTGGATCGGGCTTTGTATCGCCCTCATATGCCAGCGGATATTTGAGATTGACGGGATCTCCATAGAGCCTTTCTGTGGTCGGCGCGCCGGCCGGATAGCTCAGCGCTGATCCCTTGGTGAGTATTTCGATCCCGTACTTTGCAGCACGGGCCTTCTGTGCTTTTTCCTTGGCTTCCCTGGAAGCGTCTTTGCCTGGGACAGCTTTTTCGGTTTCCTCGACGACGATCTGGCCTATGTCGCCTTCTCCGTCCTCGGACTTCACCATTAAGAATTCCTGGTAGCCATTCGCTCCGCGAGTAACGATCGATAGCTCGTCTGTGAACATTTCCACGCAGCGCTTAACCTTTTTGGTTTTCTGTTTCTTAGCCATTGACAGGAACCTCCTCGGTGCGTTTTATCGCAGTGCCGCCCACGCTGAACGCGCCGAAATCTCCCTTTTTTATGGCTTCCCATAGCTCGTCGTTGTAAATGCGCAGGCGCACAAGCCAGGTGCCTTTCCGAATTTTGTGAGATTTTTTCCCGTTTTTAAAGACAAAATCCACGGGGGCCAAATAGCTCTCTAACACTGCGACATGAGGCGACACGTCGATCCGGTGCATTAGGCCGACGACCCCGCCATTTTCGAGCCACCTGTGCGCCGTTTTCCTGATAGCGTCCGCAGAATAAATCTCGTCCTGCTTGTCAGGATCCAGGGGGGCCCCGTTCTCACCGTCGTTTGGTTCGAGTGCAACCGAGAAAACCGTGCGTTCTTCCTCGTCTTCCTCGTCGTCGGTTTCTGCTTTAAGGATGTGCTCTTCAGCCGATTCAGGAATTACTTTTAGGCCGTTTTGAGAGATCAGGTCGTTTATCAGCTCTGCCTCTTTATTAAGGACCACAGACTCCTCATATTTGAGCACTCTGTCTTCGTCCTTGGGTGGCGATATGACAAGGCCTGATATGTCACCGATCGGGGTAACGGCCGTTCCCGTCGCAGGCTGTCCAATGGGATCGCCGGTGAACTTCTCCACCGCGTCGATGACCACAGCGTCGACGTCGCCAGCAATAACAGAGACGTTTTTCCCGTCCCTGTTAATGCCCCTGTATAGTCTGGTAGCGCTCAATTTCTCTAACCTTCTAGGCCAGGCAGCAGCTCGGCGTCCTCCTCGGTTCCCTCTGGGCGCTCAAGTGGTGGAGAAAGATCCGTGCTGTTGTCCCCCTCCTCTCCCTCGGCGTCGTCTGAGTCGTCT